CCCCGTCAGTAGCTGAACAGGAGGGACAGCTGATAGAAACAGAAGCCACTGGAGCACCTCAAAAACACCATCATACACTAAATCAGTAAGTTGGCAGCATCACCGCTACATTCAATAGAATTCTGGACGGTTTTGATATCTCTGATGAAGTTACGCCAAAGAACCTTAAATTTAAAAATAAATATTGCGTATCATCTATTGATGATGAGTAAACAACAGGAATTGTTTCGGTATAACTTCTGGAGTTTTCTATGGAAGATCAAAAAGCAACCAAGCCACAGGTTAAGTTCGACACAATGAAAGCATTCATAGGTATGGGTGCTGCTGTTGAAGTTCTGATGAAGGCTGCTCCTAATGCGTTCACTCACGCTACTGTCTCTGGTAAAGAGCAGCAGGGTAAGCTTCGTCGTCGCAAAGCAGCATGATCATAGCTGGTGCTTTTTGAAAACCCGCCTTTAGGCGGGTTTTTTCTTTAGTGATGTTCTTTGCCCTTCTGTTTGCCTGTTCTGACCTGTTCCCACTCGATACGTCCTTCTTCTCGTCTTTTGTCTATGTATTCCGCAAGATCCTGAATATTGATGCAACGTTTTGCTTTTTGTGATGTGCCGATGCGATATGTTGGAACGGGCAACTTACAAGCGTTTGCTTTTGCTTCTGCTGTGGCTGGACTCATACCAAAGTACTTTTGGCTAACTGCTGAGAGTTCAATGTTTGAGGTATTGAATTCAGCCATCAGTAAAAACAAGGTGTTCATAAATTTCTCCATTATCCCGGCTGCACCCGAGGGTAATATATTAATTAATAGCATCTTTGCTCTGAAGTACAGCAAATGCCATTAATACCTCTAAAGTATATCGTCTATAAAACTTAACGAATCCAACATAAAAAACATAGACGAAGAAAAAGCTAAGTAGCGTCGAAATAGAAATATAAGACACCGCCCCACCTTCTATAGCACGATAAATTAATGTTAGAAATGATATCCAAAATGTAATTACAAATACTAAACAAATATTTCTGCAAAAACCATATAATGCAACATAGTTTTGAATTTTTGTTTGATGTTGATTAGAAAATTCATAGACGTAATGATAAGCCAATCTGAAAAGATCATCATGAAGACCTGTCCTGATGTTTAATAATTTATCGTCTATTCTGAATTTTTTTTCATAACCTTCTTTGATCATTAGCCATGTGGTATTAGCTAATTGAAATGGCAATGATTGTGAATAACATAGTTTTTGAGTGGCGTAATCCCATGGTATTATCGGGAATAACATTACTTTGATTATGCAGTATTTTATTTTTCTCTTTGTGTCTTCGTTCTGTTTGTCACTTGATGGTGTTAAGACGTTTTTTTTGTCATCTGATAACTTATTAAATAGATATTCTGACGGATATTGCAATTCTTCGTTCATATATTTTTCAATAAAAAATGCGGATGTGATAGATATAAAGTGTCCAGCTATGTAAGATATGATTACTATTGAACCATAGTTCAAAATGCCAAAGATTTGACTTTGACCTCTGAGCAATTCAGTTAAGTCAATAACAATATCTAGATCGAATGTCAAACCACAGAAATACATTAATAGGATAAAAAAACCACCTGGTATTAAATATCCAAGAAAGTCATAGAATGAGAATGGATTTTGATTCATTGTTGCTCTCCAATAATTTTTCAATTTGTAATATAACCTATATCTATATGTTAATAAATTACTTATATGTTCTTTTATGGCAGAGTTTGAATTCGTACGTGCTGATTTTTACGACTCAGTTAACTCTTTAAAGCGTTCCATAAACATCCCATAGGCATGGCCTGGCGACAGTGGAATAACTTTGAACATCTCTGTTGCCGGGATACCTTCCAGTACAGGCCAGAAAGAGCCATCATCAAGCCCGAGATCGCGGCGTTCGGTTGCCAGCATGATGAGATCGGCATATTTCACAGGCGTGCTCATAACCGTGGGTAACCCGTATTTCTCACGGATTACGGCGTCTATTTTTTCTTCCATCCGTTTATAGTCAGGAAGAAGACGTTTCAGCGGCGTGGGGATGTCCTGGCAATACGCTTCTGTTGCATCATGCATTAACGCTTCAAAAGCAAATTCCTGCGGCACCAGCTGGCTGCAAAGCACCGCATGTTGGGCGACACTGTAGAAGTGTGAAAGATGACCGGCAAAGCGACAGATATTTGAAAGGGAAACCGCGATATCGTTAATCACGATGTCGTCTTTATTTATCCTGTCATAATAAAAATGCTTCCCGGAAAAAGTTTTAATAAATGACATTTTGTTCTCCGCGTATATGTGCTGCACCACGCTGAATTCTGGTAAAAGGAAGCCCTCACCATCCGGCGATTATTGAGTCAATTACGTTTCCATAAATGCCCCCGCAGGGGCATTTGCAGTAATGAAATCAGGCGGTGAAAGTACCAATAAAGGTTTCTACTTTGCTGTCTTTGAATTTCTCAACAAGCAGATCACGAAATTCGTTAGCCATTTCTTCCTGCACCGCCTCCAGCTGAATAATGCGCAGAACCAGTACAGGACGATCGCCAGTGATAATGCTGAGGCGTAATTTAAATGGACGTTCTTTCAGACCTTCAAACGGAACGCATTTAAATTCAAATGCCACTGGCATAATATCTTTGGTTTTCGCTTCGACAGACTCCATCAGGGAGCGTTTGCCGCTGAAGTCATTATCTTCAAAATCAGCGGTCTGGTTTGCTTCAATCGTGATTTTACGGACAGCCGCAGCCGCTTTTGTTGCCTGAATAGCGTCACCATTAGCATCAAAGCCCACAAGGTAGTCGGCCCAGTCTTCAATCCATTCTGCCAGTGACTTCTGGGAATGACGCTCGCCATTAACAGACAACAGAGCAGAGAACGGTGCTGTCTTTTTCAGTTTGAGAGTGGCAGTGTTATCTGCGTGACCTGGCTCATCAATAGTACCCAGGTTAAGCACACTGACGGCACGCATATTATCGGCATCGATAAAGCAGCGGGTGCCTTCATCTGCAAGATCTTTAGAATAACGAGTAAAGTCATCGATGCTGGCAGTGGAAAGCGCACCACGGAAACGGAAACGATTTAAATTAAATTTTTCCAGATCATGAATGCGGAAATTCTCAGGCAATGCCACAGCATCGGCACCAATCTTACTGATAATTTCATTAACACCCTGAGCAGAAATAAGGGCATGGATTTGATTAATTGCGGTTGCGTCTAAGTTCTGAGACATAATAAGTCCTCACTATATAAAAATATTCAGTGATGAGAGAAATAATCAGTTTATTAAAAACGATATTAATGACCTGCTGCGCGGAGTTTTCCGTCAGGTTCACCGGCAAGAGTCAGTAATTGTCCCTGGTCTTCCTGCAGAATAGTCAGGCGACCACCGCGATTGACATACATCGGCGTTTCGGTGGTGTCTTCTTCGGAAATTTTCCCGCGGTTAGTCGGGCGAACATATGAGAGTTTGTGTTTGATTTTCACACGGTTCTCATCAAATGGTTCGATTTCCAGGTTGAGCGAGACCTTACCTTTGGTTTTCGTATTCATCACACCGGAAGCGACTTCACTGAGAACAGCGCCGATTTTGGTTTCAAATACGCCGCCGTCCAGCTCCCCGATAAATGCCTGCACATCAGTACTGCGTTCGCTAGCCATTTTGCTGCTCCTCATCATATCGACCCTGCAAGGTCGGTTGGTTTCTCCACAAAACAGAGAAGAACACCTGCGGTGGCAGCCGCCCGGATGGATTGGGTTATGAGCCCGTCGGCCGGTGATGCTCTTCTCTGTTTTGTAAAAAGAGCGGTACCAGCCGGAAGCAAGTGTACAAACTGGTACCGCCAAAGCAGTGGCTGTTGTGGTGACCGGTGCTGATCTCCGGCTTGCGGTTATTTCAGACTCTCACGGGCGTTTAATTGCCCCGCCGAACAGCTCTTTTCCGCAATAGCTGCAATGTCTTTCGCGCATCAGCCTGCGCATTCACCACAACGCTGAGAGCACTTAGCCAGTTACGGCACCACACTTTGTCGCGGTTCCATAAATGCCCTCATCGTTGCACCCTGGTCTCTTCCCAGGTGTCAAACCGAACCGCCACGCTGGTTAGGCGTCTTATCAGCATCATCATTGACTTGCACATTCCGGCTACCTGGTTTGTTTGCTCGAGCAAGGAGTGGATTGTCCCCTTTAACGTCCCCAGACCGCTAACGACGCATGTGCCATACGCCGTGTTACAACCAAATTTTGTTAGTACCTTGTTTGTTTGTCTGGAAAGAAAGATAAAATGAAGTTGCGCATTATGCAAGTGTTTTTATTGCGAGATATGCAATTTAAAGGGTAATGAAAAGCCACCTTTGGGTGGCTAATTGATGAGGAGGTAAGGGTTAATTGTGTCGCTTAAGGGTTTGTGACTGGCTGATTAAGACCTTTCCAAAGACCATAAACCGGTGTTCATTTTCGCTGGTAATTCCCCATTCACGGTAAATCTGGTTATCAGAAATCACCAGTAGTTTGTCAGGTATCATTTGCAGTCGTTTGACATAAATTTTATCATCAAAACCAAATACATAGATACCATCTCCATCAAACTGATTGATACTGACATCAACGAAGATGAGATCTCCTGGCTCAATGGTTGGACACATACTGTCCCCACGAACGTTGATAACTTTAATGTGATTGGCTGGCCGTCCGCCAAACATCGATACAGCATTATCAGTTCTGTATTCAATGGCATGAATCACATCAATGACATCACCGCCCTGGATAAGGCCATTTCCCGCACTGGCACTGACATCCAGCATTTCAATACGGAATACATCCTTCACCTGCGCAACATCCTCACTAATACTGTTTTTAAATACAGTATTACTTTTGACGTCTGAGGTAAAGAGATCAGCAATATCAACACCTAAGCTCCTGGCAATATTACTCAGGGCTTGTTCAGTGAATTGTTTCTGCTTACCTGTTTCCAGGCGTGAGATATTCGCCGCATCCACTCCTATTGCTTCAGCGAGATCGGCGATTTTCATGTTCTTCGCCTGGCGAAGTTGTCTGACTCGGTTTCCTATGTTCATGCGTTTATTACATTTCTTTATTGCGCGTTAAGCAAATCAACTTGCGCAAAATATTTGCGTGAAATAATATGCTCATCACGCAATATGTGGAGGTAATATGCAATCACCATTACGGAATGTGCGTAAGACGCACGGATTTACTTTGCAGCATGTTGCTGCTGGCGTTCAGGTCAATCCAGCGACGCTGAGTCGTATTGAAAGACTGGAACAAATTCCATCTATCGATCTTGCAGAACGTCTGGCCAATTTTTTTAAGGGTGAAATCAGCGAAATGCAGATTCTTTATCCGGCACGTTTTCAATCTAGCCAAAACCAGAATGGGTTTAAACCACAGGAACAGGAGGTAAGCCGTGGGTAATCATAACTGGAAAGTGGAAAAACAGCCTGAGTGGTACGTGAAAGCTGTCAGAAAAACTATCGCGGCGTTGCCGGAGGGTTACGCTGAAGCTGCTGAGTGGCTGGATGTAACAGAGAACGCATTATTTAACCGCCTTCGTGCCGATGGCGATCAGATTTTCCCGCTGGGATGGGCAATGATTTTACAACGTGCTGGTGGCACTCACTTCATTGCTGACGCTGTGGCGCAGTCTGCAAATGGCGTCTTTGTGTCTCTTCCTGACGTCGAGGATGTGGACAATGCCGATATTAACCAGCGTTTACTGGAAGTCATTGAACAGATCGGCAGTTATTCAAAACAGATTCGTTCAGCAATCGAAGACGGTGTAGTGGAACCGCATGAGAAGACAGCAATTAACGACGAACTGTATCTTTCAATTTCGAAGCTCCAGGAGCATGCAGCACTGGTCTACAAAATCTTCTGCGCTCCAGAAAATAGTAACGCCCGCGAGTGTGCAGCTCCGGGCGTCGTGGCGTCGATTGCTTCTGGTTGTGGAGAAACTAACGCATGAATAGTTTAACGGCAAATAACCGTTTGTCGCAACAGCTGGTGGTCAGCGTCGCTGAACACCTGTTGTTACGGCATGAATGCAGATTACCAAATCACCTGGCTGTAAGTAACCACAGAGAACTTTACCTGACTGTGGGGGGCGAGTTGTGCAGGAACTTAACCGCTGGTTTCGTGACGGAAGAGGGCTTTATGTCCATGTTATTCGTTGGGAGCCAGAAACACAGCGCGTTATCTATCTTCGCAAAGACTACCCGCATGAGTGCTTTAGTCCTTTGTGGAAATTCAGGCGTGATTTTGTTGAGTGTGAAGGACCACCAGCATATTGATTCTGCAATTCCGGGACGTTACACTGCTCAGGCACCTTATAAAGCGGGTGCCGGGATTGGCGTCCTGAAATTGTCAACGGCGATGTATGACGCGCCAGCGTCTTTTTTATCGTCCGCATTTGCTCACATC